TATTGAGGAGGACATCTATGAATTGCTGGAAAGTAAAAAGAAAGTATTTGATGATGTTATGCAGACTTCTAATTTGATTGATGTAAAGACAAAAGATTTAGGAAGTATCTACAAAGATTTATTAGAAAAATTGGCTATCAAATACCATAAAAAACCCAATAGAAAATAAATTTTTAAAAGGCTTCAAATTAGTATATAATAATTATTTGTTCATTCATTTTTAAGGAGGTAAACTCATGAATCAAAAGAAACTCTCCCGCAGGAATTGCTATGCTTTAAATATCGTCCGTAAAACCGCACGAATGTTTCTATATAAATTTCCCCATCAAAAGAAATTCAATCTTGAAGAGGATTTAATAATTATTGGCAAGGAAGTTTTAATTAAAGCTAGAAATAATTATGATCCCAATAAAAAGATTAAATTTAAGACCTACCTCATTAGAAGTTTACAAAATAAGTACGGATCGGAATTAAAAAAATCTTTTATAAAACATAAATATATTAAAAATTATTACCTCGATCCAACCGTAGAAATTAGTAAATCTGAACCTCATTTAGATTTAAACATACTCGATTCAATTAAAGATCTTAAAAAAAATCTTTCCATTGAAAGTTTAGAAATAGTTAATAAAATATTGAATGCCCCAAGGGAATTAATAAAATTAAATAGAATTCCAAATTATATCATGTGGGGTTACCTAAAAATTTCTAAACCTAAATTTTACCGTTTTAAAGATGAAGTAAAACAATTGATTAGATAATAGATTTGTTTTTCGTGACCAATCCATCCCAAAATCCGTATAATATTCTATAATGTTTCAAAATTATGGAATATTATCCAGGAGTGGGAATAGAAATAGAAAATAAATTAATTATTTTTTATATTAAATAGTCAATAGTAATGGATTAGTTTAGGGGAGGTATGCCCAAAAAAAGAATTAAAATTAAATCTAAAATGTATAAAAGATCATTCATACATTCTACTAAGGATGCTAAAGGAAAATTAAAAAAAGCATCCCCTACCAAATTAAAGAATCTTAAATCAATATCTGCTCATTATAAGGAATTAACATTGAAGGAATTGAATGTAAAACAACACACTTATAATCAGTGTTTTGATATTGTTAGAGATACCTACATTTACATTTTAAAAAAAGAATATAATGAAAATGGCAATTTTAGGATGAGGGGGTTCATCAATTCAAACACTAATTCTAAATACTTTATTGCCCTTACTAATTATTTTCTTCACTGGAAAATATCGGCTCAAGGGAAACATAGATTTACTGATTTTCAGAAAATAACTCGGGAGTATTTTGGCATAGCTTTCATCAATGCTACTAACTCATTTTATTTTCAAAAAAACAAGCCCCTCCCCAACCAAATATTGACTGATAGAAGTCTGATGGAATGGGAGGGGTATTGGGAAAAATATGATGAACAACATGGGTACAATATAAAAGAAAATAATTTTTTTAGGGGGAATCGGGAATCAACAAAAAAAGAAAAAGCTTGCAACAAAGAATTTGGATTTAAAAATTCTATTGAATGCCATAATCACTGGGTACATAAAATAGATAAAGCAAAAAAGAAAATGAAATTTGCTAAATTGATGGTGGAAATTCAGGCTTGGGAAAAGGATTGGGATAAAGATGACCTAATTAAAAAACGGAAATTAAAAATCAAAAACAGTAAAGAAAAAAATAGTTTTAATAATTTAATGAGGATTCAAGTTAAAACTTCGTATAATAAAATTAAGGACCTCAAAAAGGTGGTAGAAAAATTCCCATATTTACTACCTGAAACAATTAAAAATTATATTAATATTTAATGGAAAAATTTACTAATTATATTCAAGATTCAACCCTCCGCATTATACTCATGGATTCAAATTCATTAAAGATTGTCAGAACATTAGTTTCACCAGATATGTTTGATGGGAGTATTAGAAATGAGGTCTGTACCTCAATTTATTCCTACTATGATAAATATGGGAAAAGTCCTGTCGAGGAATTTCAGGACCATTTTTTCTCTAAAAGTAAAATTTCAAAATTAAGTAAAATCAAACAAGACCTGTACTACAAATACATAAAAAAAATTTATAGCATGGAACCCAATAAAGAATATGTGTTGGGGAAATTATCTGATTGTGTTCAAAAACATGGTATTGCAAAGGCAGTTCTGGAAGCTGCCGATTTAGTTAGAAAAGGAAATTATGATGACATAAAAGAAATTATTATTGATGCCTGCCGAAATAGAATTGATGGACAAGAACTTGGTGATAGTTTTTGGGATTACAATTATACACAAGAAAATTTAGAAGAAATTGTATGCCCGTTTACCATCCCAGAATTAAATGATTTACTTGGTGGATACCGTAGGAAAGAATTATTTTTATGGTTGGCGGCTACTAATGTTGGGAAAAGTCAGGCAATGGTTTTGGAGGGTGTCAAAAGTGTTTTGCGAAGTGGGTTGTTTGGTGTTTATTACACATTGGAAATGTCTAAAAATAGAATTCAACAAAGGATCGGAATGGCGGTTTCAGGATTACGAAAGGAAATGGATAAAGGGAAACCTTTAAACATAACTTATTTAGATGGAACCACTGCCGATTTTAGTAAAAGGGAAACTATAGCAAGCAGTGAAAGCTTCCAATTCAGTAAACAATTTTATAAGTCCATCGGGGGGGAACTTTTAGTTAAGGAATTTATTGGTGGTAAATGTATAGTGGATGATTTTTATAATCATATAAATTCTATTGAGGCTATTAAAGGGCGGGTTCCTGATATTATATTTGTTGATGATGCCGATTTGGTTGTATCCGATCGGGCATACAAAAATTCTCAGGATGAAATTGATCGAGTTTATATTCAATTAAGAGGGTTAGCAAAGGAAAAAAATATAGCGGTTGTGTCAGCTTCCCAAGCAAATCGGAAAGCTTATGGGGGTGTTCAAAAAGTTACATTAAAAAATATATCCAAATCCATCGGGAAAGCCACAACGGCAGATATAGTGATTGCATTATGTCAGACTGATAAGGAAGAAAAAGATGGTGTTATGCGGTTATTTGGGGCAAAAGTTCGGGAGGGCAAGAAACACTTTGAAATAAGATTAAAACAATGTTTTGCCATAGGGGGATTTGCCCTTGAAAGTGAATATGTTGAATAAGAAGGGTGTTGCAAGGGGTAGCTAATAATAATGTCAATAAAGGGCTATTACGGAGTCCAGAGCATGAATAAAAAGGTGGATTTAAGTGAGATTATACCTAAATTTGATATTTATACCTATTTATCTGAAATTGGGGTTCCTTACCGGGAATCTGGTAGGAATGTGGGGAATGGGGCTATTGGGATTTGTTGTCCTTTGTGTGGGGATACTAATTTCCACATGGGGGTCAACATTGAAAAGAAATTTTATAATTGTTGGCGGTGTGGTGATTACGATCAACAAGGCAGAGGAAATCTATTTAATTTAATTTGCTTGCTTGAGGGGGTAAATAAAAAATCCGCATTTAAAAAGATCCTGAAGTATTCCGAATTTGAGGATGACTACCAGGAAAAGGATATTTATGCTTCATTGGGGGTCATTGAAAAACAGTGGGAAAAAGAAAATTTAAATTTATCTGTGAGTATACCTAAGAAAAATAATGATGTCAATATTTCTGGTTCTTATAAACAATTATCGGAACTCAATTCTGAGATGTTTTCAGAAGAAATATTTTTATCATATATTAAAAAAAGAAAATTTACTGTTAATGAATTATTAGAATGGGAGGTGAGAGCTTATGTGTCAGGCAAATTTGCGAGGAGGTTAGTGTTTCCTTTATACCAAGATAATAAAATCGTCAATTACACGGGCAGGGATGTCACTGGTAAAATGGAAATGAAATATTTAAATTGTAGTAATAAAGATGCGGTCATCCCAATGAAGGATTTATTTTTTGGGTTGGAATACATTAAACCCAATCCGGAAAAATTAGTTTTGGTAGAGGGGGCATTAGATACAATTCGAATTGGGAAAGGAAAAGCAATTGGCTCAATGGGATTAATATTATCTGAACGGCAAAAGGAATTAATATATCAATTATATCCATCAAAACTACTAATTATGTTTGATTCAGAGGCTTGGATCGAGGCAGAAAAAATAAAAAAAGAATTGGGGGTTTTCATTGATAACATTGAGGTAGTTAGGTTGACAGATGGTAAAGACCCCGCTGATTTGACAGAAAATGAGTTGGTGTGTATTTTTAATGAGTATAATATAAAGTGAAAGGAAAAATGAATGGTTATTCACGAAATTGCTATAGATACTTTAATGTTAAAATACCCTACCATGTTAAAAAATAAATTTAAAAAGAAATTAAATAAGATTCTTTTAAAAAATGATTTTAGTGCAGATGTATTAGGAGCGGTTAATAGATTTAATAGAAGACCTGATTGTTTTAGGGTTTGTGAAAATAAATATTGTAAAGCAATTCATGTTTATGAAGTAGAAGATAGTAATAAAATTTCTGATTATAAGATGACAGATTATGCGTGGTTATGGTTTGATTTAGATGGAGATTATTGGGATTTATTTCTTTATTCTGTAAATAGATATGGAAAAATAACAGATGAAATTAATTTGTGTAGTTATTATTATAATATTTTAAATAGGAGGATGGCTTCATGAATAAAGAAGAGATAAAAAAAGAATTGGGGGTTTCCATTGATAATATTGAAGTTATAATCCTACCGGAAGGAAAAGATCCTGCAGATTTAAAAAAAGAATGTCTGAACCGACTAATTAAATAGTATATATATAAAAAGGGGGAAATAACAAATATGAATATTGCTACCATCGGAAGTGGATTAACAGAAAAATACGGGATTGAAGATCCTTGTGAATCATTTGGTCTGGGGTACGAGGAAAAAAATGAATACTGCGGGCATTGTTGGGAAGATTGTGAACAGTACTATTCAAAATGTAAGGAACTCACATTAAATGGGAGGAAGTGGATGAATACTAAAATGGTAAAAGAACCAAAAAAAGAAACAAAAAAAGAAACAAAAAAAGAACCAAAAAAAGAAACAAAAAAAGAAACAAAAAAGGAACCTAAAGTTAAAAAGGAAAGTAAGTCTGGATTCATTATCGATTTGCTGAAGAAAAAGACAGTCAAATTTGATGATTTGTGTGGTTCTCTGGTAACAAAATTTGGGGGAAAAACTGGTAACAAAAACAATGTGAAAGTTTTTCTTCATAACATTGGCAAGAAACATACCTTAGTAAAAGGCGATAAAGGATTACACATTGAATAAAAAATACATCCAGAAATTTGAAAAGGAATTTTTAGAAATGCAAAAAAAGACTTTTGATCTAGCAATTAAAAAACATTTGGATTACGGGGGAGGTCACCTTAAAGATTTCGGTGATTACGGCATCCTCGTCAGACAAAACGATAAAATTGCTAGGTTAAAGAATCTTTATAAAAAATCGGAAAACTTAAATGAAAGTGTCGAGGATACATGGATGGATATTAATGTTTATGCAATCTTGGCATTGATGTATAGGAAAGGATTTAAATTCGAATAATGTGTGGTCTAAATTTTACATTTTGTGATAAGGGAAATATTGAAAGGATGAACGATTTGATTGCCCATCGGGGGATCAGGAAAGATGTACTTTCATATAAGGATTGCCATTTTGGTCATGTTCGGTTGCCCATTCAAGGATTGGGTACTGAATATGACCAACCTTATTATTACAAGGAATTTATATTTCTTTTTGTTGGTGAAATATTTAATTTTAAGGAATTAGAAAAGGATGCTAAAAGTGATATAGAAGTTTTAGCAAAATGGTGGGCGGCAAAAGGGGTGGATTGTTTTGTTTACTTTGATGGGTTTTGGTCTGTCATTGTTTACGATATTAAATTAAATGAAGTCCATATTGTAACGGATTATTTAGCAAAAAAACCTTTGTATATTCATTTACCTACTTTGTCGGTCAGTTCTGAAATTAAATCATTATGTAAATTATCAGGGCACGATTATTCAGTAGATAAATTATATTTTTCTTCCGTTAGCAAGTGGGGATATTACATTGGGGATAGAACTTATTTTAATGAAATAAAAAAAATTCCCCCATGTAGTCATTGGAAAATTAGTAAGAAAAAAGAATTATCAAAACAATTTTATACAAGTTTGGAACCACGGGATGATATTAACATAAAGGAAGCTTTAAATTTTGCTTTAAAAAGGAGGACGATAGCAGATATACCAATTGGAATTTTGGTTTCTGGGGGGATCGATTCTTCTATTTTATATAAAATGGTTGAGAGGATAACTCACAACATAACGGTATTCCACATAGATAACGGGGAGGAGGAATTTCTAAATTGGTTAAATATCCCCAGCGATATAAAAGTAGTGAAATTAAAATTAGGGGAATCCGATTTGTCATCTAATTTATATTACAATGAAAGCCCTGTAGATTTGGGTTCCATGTTACCTCAATATAATTTAGGGAAGGCCATAAAAGACCAAGGAATAAATGTAGCAATTTCCGGGGATGGGGCAGATGAATTATTTGGTGGGTACAGGCGGAGTAAAGAATATGATTCCCAGTATTCAGATATTTTTGAGGAATTAGTTTACTATCATTTACCTCGATTGGATAAATTAATGATGGCTCACACTGTTGAGCTCAGGAGTCCATTCCTTGCTAAATATATTATTGAAAGTTCATTGGGGTTGGACTATGAAAAAAATAGGATCGATAAAAGTTTTTTGCGTAAAACATTTAAGGATATTTTGCCCAAGCAAATTGTTGACAGGAAAAAACATCCTTTGAAAAGTAAACAAGTTTTAAAAAATAATATTGAGTGGAGATACAAACTTATTAAAAAATTTAAGGAGGAATTGTTAAATGAATATCGATGATGTAAAGGAATCAGAGATAAAAGGGGATAAGCTTGAAACAATATTTAAGAGGCAATTGGAATTGATTGAAAAATACCATGTCATAGAAAAGGCAAATGGTTTATTGATCACTGAGGATGTTCCCGTTGATTTGGATAGTGCTAAAGGACAACAAAGATTAAAGGATTTTGCTTGGCGGGTAACGGAGGAATTGGGGGAAGCCATGAATTGCCTAAAAAATAAACCCTGGAAACAAACACAAATGGAAACGGATAAGGAACATTTTGTGGAAGAAATTGCGGATGCATTCCATTTTTTTATTGAGCTATGTATTTTGATTGGGTTGGATGCTGAAAGTTTGACAAATATTTATTTGAAAAAAAGTGAGGTCAATAAATTCAGGCAAAGGAGTCAGTATTGAAAAAGAAATTTAGAGCTCTGGGGGTTATTTCAGGTGTCGGTAGTATGTTAATCGGTGCGAAACAAGCTGGATTTGATATTGTCGGGAATATCGAATGGAGGCCATATTATCATACGGGAACTTTCGAACATAATTTTAAGAAAGCTTTTTTAGTCAAAAATATAAAGGATCTACCGAGGAAACAAATAAAGGATTTAAAAAATATAGATTTAATAATGGGTCATCCTGAATGTGGGGGGTTCAGTAATTTAAATATTCATAAAGAAAATTTGAATAAAGATCCAATGGATATTCCATTGTTTGCCGATTTGGTTAAAAGAATCCAACCTCGATTTTTTGTTATGGATAACCTACCTGGTTCCCTGTTGATTTTTAAAATGAAGGATTGGGTAAAACGATTTCCTAATTATGATCTTTATCCTGAATGGATTTCTAATTATCATTATGGGAATCTTCAAAAACATAGGAAAAGATTTTTTATGATAGGGAGTTTAAAATCTGAAAATTTTGTTTTTCAACCAAACGAAAAAGAAAATACCACTACGGTTGAGGATGCCTTGGGGGATATATTTAATAAATATGATGGGGAAGTTAAAAATCATTATGAGCATGTCACGGAAGCTGATTGTGGGAAGGCATTGGGATTATTGGAAGTGAATGTTCGGAGTACATGGGAAGACCTAAGGGATCATTTTAAAGGGCAAAAATGCGGGCATAACATGATGTATTTTGCCAAGGATGGGACTATTAAGGGCAGATATGCACTAATCAAAACATACTGGGAAAAACATTGTCATGTTTTAACTGGGGATAATCCCACGGTACATCCTTTGACTAATCTTCCTTTTTCTATTCGGGAACGGGCAAGGTTGCAAGGATGCCCCGATGACTTCGAATTTATTGGTGAGAAAATTGATAGCGATAATAAATGGGATCACCAATTGAACAAAATATTTGTGAAGCAAACTGGTAAATTTATGCCTGTTCAATTCTGTAATTATGTATCCAAACAAATAATGGCTCATATAGAAAATAAGAAATTCAGTTGTTCAGGCGAAAGATTTATTTCACCACATATTTATATAGATGAATCTAAAAAATGGTACTGCGATAATATTGGATATAAAAATCAAAGAAGGGTTTGTGATTCATGTTGGTTGAATTGCATGTGTAAAAATTTCCCACAATAGTAATTTTGATAGGGGGTGTCATGAGGATATATGTTGATTGTTTGGAAATGATGAAGGAAGTGGAAAGGGATTTATTTGAGATGGGGATTAAAGTTGAGTCGGCTACCGTTCAGGATAAAAAATTGTCGGGGGAGGCATCCAAAACAATGGAGCTCAACGGGTATGTTTATAAGCTAACTTCATTTAATAAAATGGATGAAATGTTGGATTATATGAAAATCAATAAAGAGTGGGTAAGGGTGGAATTTGAAGAAAGAATTTCATCAGAATTACATAATCCTGGGAAGGCATGGGAATTATGTGAGGGATTGTGGGGGAAATATATTCATGATGGAAAATTTGAATATACTTATAGTGAAAGGATCCGAGACCAGTTGCCATATGTCATAGATGAGTTAAAAAATAAACCCAATACTCGGCAGGCAATATTAACCATTTATGACCAACATAAAGATATGAGGAATTGGGGCGGGAAAGCACGGGTACCTTGTTCATTGTCTTACCAATTTGTTAGAAGGAATGATGAACTGCATTTACTTTACAATATGAGGAGTTGCGATTTGCTGAAACATTTTGCAAGTGATGTCGCTTTTTCCCTCAAATTATTGGGTTATATAGCGGGGGAAATTGATACTAAAATTGGCACATTTACTCATTTCATTGGTAGTTTACATGCATTTCAATTGGATATAAATAAGCGGGGTATTTTTTAGGGGGTATGTGATTTATGGTGTTCAAAAGACCTGGATGGGATGAGATTTTTTTAAATATCGTTGGTGAAATTTCCAAGCGTAGTACTTGTGATCGGGGCAGGGTAGCATGCGTCATTGTTAAAAATCAAAGGATAATTTCAATGGGGTACGCGGGATCTCCAAATGGTCATCCCCATTGTGATGAAGTAGGGCATTCAATTATTAAAATGGAAAATGAGGAAGGAGTTAAAACTAATCATTGCAATAGAACAATTCATTCAGAAATAAATGCTATAGCAAGGGCAGCGAGGGAAGGAATAAAATTGGATGGGAGCATTCTATATTGTTCCCTTGTTCCATGTTCTAATTGTGCCAAAATTATCATCCAAACGGGCATCCAGGAAGTCATCTGTGATTACAATTACCATGCATCTACTTTGACCAAAAAATTGTTTGACCTTGCGAATATAAAATTAAAAATTATTCATAACGAATACAAAAAATATTAAAAGGAGGATCTTGTGGAAGTAACAAATTTAATAAAATCTTTAGATTTAGTAAAACCCGCTTTATCGATGGATGCATCAAAACCAATATTGACTCATTTTTGCTTTACAAATAAAAAGGTTAAAGCTTCAACTGGTGATTTCTATATGTCGGTGAAAACAAATGTGGATTTGGAATTAGCTATTCCCGGTTGGTTCCTATATAAATTTGTTTCCACTTTGAAAAACGATATTAAATTCAAAATTAATAAAAATGATTTAGTTACTTTGACCTCAGGGAAATCCGTAAATAAATTACAGGGATTGCCTATTAAGGATTTTATTTCCCCAGTCATTAAAGGGAAACCGAAAAATAAATTGTCAATTAATACTGAAATTATAAATGCTATAGCGGGATCATTAGAATTTATAGGGGGGAAGGGATCATTCCCAGAATATATGGGGGTGATGCTAACTAAAAATTGGGTATATGCAACAAATGCTCGGATCATAACACGGGCAAAAGTTGATTTAAAATTAAAGGATGATGAGAAAGTTTTCTTGCCTAAAGCATTTTGTGTTGAGTTAATAAGATCCGTTGAGGACTTGGATATTATAGAAATATATAAAGATTTTATTGTGGCGAAAGGAAACACTAATAATAAATTAGAAATGGTGCATTCAATATCTAATTTAAATTTTCCTGATTATGTAGGAACATTCAAATCCTTTAAGGAAAAAATGGATACGGATATTTTTAAAGTGTCTGAAGATTTATTGGATTGTGTTAATAGGATAAATTTGATGGCTCAAAGTCTTGCTGGGAATAAAATTTGTAAATTAAAATTTGGGAAGGATTTTGTTGAATTGTGTTTTGATAATAAGTCCTTTAGTAATTTTAATGAAGTAATAGAAATTAAGGGATGTGCCATAAAAGATGAAGTTGAAATGTTGATTTCTTCATTATCTTCATGTGTAAAATCTGGGGATAAATTTGGGTTAGCCGATAATGGGAAGTCCAAAGCTTTATATTTTCTGAAAGAGGATTTGGATATGAATATTTTAGCGAGTTTAATAGGGTAATGAGCTTTTTCCCAGTCAAAGAAAAAACTCAAAGTAAAATCTATGATTGTTCTACTTGTGGGTTGGATAAAATAAGCACAAAAAAAAGTGGTGTTGGGAATCAGAAATCCGATATTTTTATTATAGGGGAATCCCAGAAAAAAGAAAATAAGATCCTTAAAAAGATTTTAAAAAAACATGGTGTTGATTTGAAGTCAGATTGTTTCCTCACGAATGTTGTCCGCTGCAATCCTCCAGAGGATAAATCTCCTACAATTAAGGAAGCTAAATGTTGTTCCCAATATTTGGATGATGAAATTAAAAAGGTAAAACCTAAAGTAATAGTATTGCTGGGGTCAATTGCGTGCAAGGCTATTCTGGGGGATGGGAGTATTTATAAATTTGGGGGGTACCATATATTTTCTGAAAAATATAATTGCTATATTATTCCTACTTGTGAACCAGTAGAAATTATGTGGGAGGAAATATCTAATTTTGAAAAACATATCCAAAATATAAATGAAATAAAAGATAAAAAATTTGATTTCAAAGATTTCAAAAAAGGAAATACTATTCTGGATAATGCCGATGATATTTTAAATTTATTACAAAGTTTGGTGGATGAAAAAATGAGTTTTGCCCTTGATTGGGAAACCTATGGATTACGACCTTATAACAAGGATTCTATAATTGTGAGTTGTGGGATAGCTATAGGGCAGGATGAATCATATACATTTTTGATGGAAGACCATTGGCGGGCTGATGAGTGGGAAAAAATAAAAATTGGGTTTCAAAAATTGTTCACTTCAAAATGCGTGAAAATGTTTTTCAATTATAAATTTGAAAAAGATTGGTCAGTGAATCGATTGGGTGCGGATATAAATGGTGATGTGCGGGATATGATGTACGCAGCTTATTTACATAATGAAAATCGGGGAACCCATAATTTGAATTTTCAATCATTAGTTAATTTCGGGGTTGGTAAACTTAAAGGGGCGGATAAATATATGAGTGATATGAGGAAATGCCCACGACCTTTGTTACATGATTATAATGGTAGGGATGCCAGATTGACTTATGCATTAGGGGAACCCCTTTGGGATAGTTTGAATGAACGGGAGAAAAATATTTATGATACCTTGTTACTTCCTGGGGCGGAAGCTTTATTGAAATCTGAAATGGATGGTGTGTTATTGAGCAAGGATATAATGGGGGAAGTAAAAGATAGATTGGTTGAAAAAAGGGAAAGTATTTTAAAGGATTTAAAAATATTTCTTGTTAATCATAATATTATTAGCGGGGATGCAAAAAAGGAAGATGTGACAAAAGCATTAAATTCAACCGCTGAAATATCCAATCTTTTATTTACCGTATTAAAATTACCTTCAATAAAGAAAACTCCTAAAGGATTTAATTGTGTTGATAAGGAAGTGCTGGAATCATTACAGGGGGATCAACCTTTTTGTGCCTCATTGTTGGAGTACAGGGATTTGATGAAGTTGATCTCAACTTATTTGGATGGGTTGAAAGATGTCATGTACGACGATGGGTTATTGCATCCAAGTTTTAATTTACATTTGACTGAAACGGGGAGGTTGTCAGGCACTAATCCCAATATGCAAAATATTCCTAAAAGGAAAAATTCCTTTGTGAGGGAAATGTTCGTGCCTCCAAAAGGGCATGTCATTATGTCATTCGATTATAGCGGTGCGGAGGTACGGTGTATGGCAATGGCATCAAGGGATAAAACCTTGGTTAAATATATAAAAGATAAATATGATATGCATCAATTTTGGGCGGATAGGATTCAGGAAGTTACTGGTAGAGAGACCATCCGGAGGGAAGGGAAAAGTGATTTTGTTTTTCCTTCTTTTTACGGGGCATCTTATAAATCCATTGCCAAAAGTTTGAATATAAAAGAGGGGTCATGTGAAAAATTACAAAATGAATTGTTTGAGGAATTTTCTGGGATGAAAAAATGGCAGGAAAAAGTGACCAAATTTTTTGATGATAATGGGTATATAGATTCTTTACTGGGCAGAAGGAGATATGCCCCTTTAAAACATAATCAAATTATTAATACTCCTATCCAATCATTGGCCTCAGATTTTACTTTATTATCATTGATTGAAACCAAAAAATTGGGCTACCGAATGTGTTGGACAATCCACGATGATAATTCATATTATATTCCTGAAGATAAAATAAAAGATTCGTACGAGGAAATAAAAGGTGTCATGATTAATTGGGATTTTGATTTTATAAATGTTCCATTAGAAATTGATTGTTCGATTGGTGAAAATTGGTTTAAAATGATTTCAATAGAGGAGGTATTATAATGTCTTTTCACACTGATTATAGACCAGATAAATTAGAAGATGTGATGGGTAATTTTGGGGTAATAACAAGTCTGAAAAATCAATTTCAGAACACGGAAAACATAACTTCCGCTTTTCTGTTTTATGGTCCTCCAGGAACTGGAAAAACTACATTGGGGAAAATCGTTGCCTCAATGTTAGGTAGCACATCCATCCAGGAAATAAATGCCGCTGAAAGTAGGGGGATAGATACAATCCGAAAAATTCAGGAGGAAGCAATGTATAAGAATTTTGATGGAACTTCAAAAGTATTCATATTTGATGAATGCCACATGCTAACCAAGGAGGCACAAAGTGCATTATTAACTACCGTGGAAAGTCCAGTGGCGGGAGCTCATTTTATATTTTGTTCCACGGATTCTCAAAAAATTATAAAGGCAATTAGGGAAAGATGTTATTCCTATGAATTGAAAACATTACGGCAAAATGAAATGAAAAAGGTTTTGTCACGGGTGATTGAACAAGCAAAATTAGATATATCGGAAGACATTTTTAATTTAATTATTGAAACCGCTGATGGGATACCGAGAAATGCTTTAACTAAATTGGGTATGTTAAATGGAATCACTGATTTGGATAAAGCAATGGATTTAGTTTATAAAGATTTGTATGAATCCGAGATTATTGAATTGTGCTGGTTGGTTGTCAACAAAAAGGGTAGTTGGAAGGAGATAGTGACCATTTTTAAGGGTTTGCCTAAGGAACAGAATTATGAGGCGCTGAAGGCCATTACAATGGGGTATTTGGGTAGTCGTTTACTGAATGCTAAGAATTCTAGGGATGAATTAGTAAATTTTACTGAATTGATGGATATTTTTGTTGGCCCTTTGGATTACGCGAGTCCCAGAAATGATTTTTTATTACGATTAAGTATGGCTTATCTGAGATGATTGGGATATTAATCAGTATAATATTATATAAAGGGGGGATTGATGGAGAATTATAAAAAATATTTAGGGATTGATAAAAACGATTTAGATGAGGAATGTGTAAAACAACCTACATTGTATGACAAATTTGCTTCACAGGTTCCAGATTTAATCCATTCAATGGATATTGCCAAAACTGAAATGGAAAAATTATACGCTACCATGTACCAAGATATAGTATCAACATCCATAGGGAATGGTGAAAAAAAACCAACGGATAAAGCTATTGATAATGAAATAACTTCAAGTGAATTATTCCAAGAAGAAAAATTGGGATATTATGAAGCAAAAAAGAAAGCTGAATTGGGGAAAGTAATAAAAGAATCTTTTATGCAAAGGAAGGAGATGATTCGGGGTTTAATAGAATTACACAACAGTACATACTGGAGTAGGTCAGAGAAAAAAACAGATTTGGATGCCCGCGGGTCGAGGGATAATAGAAATTTACGTAGAAGGAAAGGTGGGTAAAATGGAAATGCTGAAATATGTTCCGTATATATTTGTAACATTGATAGTAATTTATATTGGAGCTAGATTAATTACTTATGCTTATTTCAAAAGCAAAATAGATTTTGTATCTTTTATTAATAACAGAAGGGAGGAAATAAATACCGATGAAGAGTAAAAAAAGAAAGTTTTATGGGGCAAATCCTGAAAGCGTGAGGGCGGAGAATGTAAAAGATGGAGGAACTTTTTATTTGGATTTACCTGATGACATTGAATTATGGACACCTAAAGAGGGAGATAATTACATAAGGATTTTACCTTCTTGTGATAAAGATTTTAATATCTGGTGTCATATTTGGATACATTATAATCCTCAAAGCAAGAAATATTTTTTATGCCCAAAAGAGATGTCTCCAAAGAATTCTTCAGTAAGTCCTTGCCCAGTATGCGAAGAGTATGAAAATCTTAAGGATGCGGGAGAAGAGGATAAAGTATGTAATCAATTTAAACCTGGAGCAAAGACCTTGTTTTTCATTATTGATCGGGAGGATGAGAAAAAGGGAGTTCAGGTATATGCAGCTTCAAGATGGCAAGTGGCAGTTTCCTTGTTTGAGCAAATGGAAGATAAAAGAAGGAATGTGACTTTGAATATTGCCGATAGTGATGAAGGGTACGATGTCAAAGTTATGCGGGAAGGATCTAAAAGGAATACAAGTTATAAGGCATTTATTGATCGGAATCCTTCCCCAATTGGATTTGATTCTTGGGAGGATGATTTGGTCTCATTCGGTGATATTATTGCTGAGGAGCAACCATATAAAGTGATTAAAACGGATTTTTTTGGTGCGGGTGTGGATGAAGAAGAGGAAGAAGAGGAAGAAGAGGATGTACCAGTCCATAGTCCTCCAAGAAAAAAAGGCATGTCCAGACGGGAAGAGTTGGAAGAAGAAAATGAAGAGGAGGAAGAGGAAGAAAAAGAGGAAACCGCACGGGATAGATTACGGAATAGAGTGAGGGGAAGGAAATAATGGATTTCATTCAAAGTGGTTGTGTTGTGCTGGATAAAGTGTTGGGTGGTGGATGGGCTCTTGGAAGGGTAGTCAATGTGATTGGGGATCAGGCCACTGGGAAAACCTTACTTGCTGAAGAAGCGTGTGCAAATTTTGTGGGTGGGTTCCCGAAAGGGGAGGTTTACTACCATGAGGCGGAGGCGGCTTTTGATTTTGAACATGCGAGTTCTTTAGGAATCCCCATTGAGAAGATTACTTTTATCGATGATATATTTACGGTGGATGGATTGTTTGAAAGTGTAAAATCTGTGGCAAAAGCGAATGACAAACCTAAACTTTACATTGTGGATTCCCTCGATGCTTTATCAGCGACAGAGGACAGTAAAAAAGATATTAATGAGCCGGGGTATGCAGGCCCTCGGAAAGCTCAAAAAATGTCCGAAATGTTTAGAAAATTAATATCCGAGATAAGTGATAGCAAAATGTGCCTTATGATTATTTCCCAAGTTAGGGATAATATTGGGGTGCAATTTGGTCAGAAGAAAACCAGATCTGGTGGGAGAGCTTTAGATTTTTATTCCTCCCAGATTTTATGGTTGGCAGATTTGGGGGGTGAAACAAAACAAATAAAGGGAATGAAAAAAGTGATCGGTAGGAAAATAAGAGCCAAGTGTAGCAAAAATAAAGTTGGGTTGCCCCATCGGGAATGTAATTTTTCCATTCTTTTTGGTTACGGGATTAATGATATAAAGGCATCTGCCGAATGGTTACAAAAAGTAGATGGTGGTGTGGATGATTTGGATTTGCCTGTGAAAAAATCCCAAGGAAGAATTGTTTTAGATATTGATGCATTGTTTGAGTCATCATTGGATCCCAGATCAAAAATTACTGGGATAATTAAACGGAGGGTTAATAAACTTTGGGAAGAAATTGAGAAAGAATTTTTACCTAAGAGAGGGAAATATAAATGAGGGTTTTGATCACTGGTGTTACTGGTTTTGTTGGAAGTCATTTGGCAGAACATATTTTAAATCTACAAGAAGAGCATGAGGTATATGGGCTTTGTAGATGGAGAAGTAATCGGGAAAATTTAAAAAGTTGTATTAATCAAATTAAATTAGTGGAAGGTGATTTGTTAGATTTTTCTTCCTTAATAAGAGTATTAGGGAAATCTAAACCTGATATTATTTTTCATCTTGCTGCACAATCTTATGTGAAAACTTCTTTTACCTCTCCAATAGATACTTTACAAAGAAATGTAATTGGAACTTGTAATTTGTTGGAGGCAGTCCGTTTTCGACACGCTATAGGAGAGATTGACCCTGTAATACAAATTGCTTCTTCATCAGAGGTGTATGGGGAAGTGTTAAAAGAAGACCAACCTACAAATGAGTTGACTCCATTAAAACCAGTATCTCCATACGCTGTTAGTAAGGTAGCTGAGGATATGTTGGGTTATCAATATCATCAAAGTTATGGAATTAAAATATTAAGGACAAGATTATTTAGCCATAGTGGAGCAAGGAGAGGAGATGTATTTGTCTTATCAGCTTTTGCAAAACAAATTGTTGGAATTGAATTAGGATTACTGAAGGAAATGAAAGTCGGGAATCTTTATTCAAGTAGAACTTTTATGGATGTTCGGGATGCTGTAAGAGCTTATTGGTTATTAGTAACTAAAGTTAAAGACTATGGGGAAGTTTTTAATATCGGAGGAGATAAGGAAATTACTATACGCCATATTTTAAAAAAATTACTTGAGCTATCTGACTTGGGAGTAGAATTTGATAGGGTTAGTATTGATAAAAAATTAATAAGACTTTCTGATGTTACAACTCAGATTCCAGATTCTTCAAAGTTTAGAAAGCTGACAGGGTGGGAACCTTTATACAGTATTGATGACACGCTTTATTCTATCTTAACTTATTGGAGGGAGGAGTTAAAAATTAATCCTTGGAAAGTCAAAAGTGTTGATAAGTGAAGAAAGGAGGGTGAAATGTTCGCACAAATACTTGGGACTATAGTTGTAACAGGAATAATTTTTGGTGTTTTATACTGGATTATTAATAAATCTTTTAAAAAGAAAGGAGGTGTGTCTATTGAAGAAAAAGAAGAGCTTTTAAGAAAGAAGGAAGAAGAATTAGTCAAAGCAAGAAGCAAAGTACAAGTTTTAAAAAATGAAGTAGGGGTGACTAAAGAGGTTATTGAAATTGACAATGGTCCATATATTACTGAAACACAGGAAAGAGAAATTCTTGACCCTACTGATTTAACAGGAAAAAGTAAAATAAGAGTGAAAGTGAAATTACCAAAAGTAGATTCAGATGGAAATAAATTAAGAGAGCCAAATCCTTTAGCAGGTACTGGTAGGGGTACAGATGGGTGGAAGTCAAAGTGAAGGAGATAGTAATGGAGCAAATGCTTTGATTAATTTATTAACAGCTAAGACTGCAGTAAAATATACATTTAATCAGAAAAAATATGGAACAGTTAATTAATCTAAATCTGCCTTTATAGGAAATATCAATATGATCACAAAAGACAAATTTACAAAAGAATTTTTCAATTTCATGAGTCGTGATTATGTTCAAAAATTTGCGATGATTGAGGAATTTGCAAGACTGGAAAAAACAAGTTCGGCAGTAATTTTATTCAAGTTCATTGCTTTTAATTATGATCTTTTTCTAAAGGGTGAGGAGTGCTTCGGAGAAAAAGATATAGGTCTTGATATGGCAATTAAATCTAAAGAAACTCCAAAATGAATATTGAGTTAGAGCTTTACAAAAAAATGTATCTCATCAGAGCATGTGAGAATGCAATAATAAGAGAATATAATAATGACGGTATGAAGACTCCCATGCACATGAGCATGGGTTCTGAGCATATATCATCTGCTGTATGTTTATCGCTTGGCGATAGAGCACAAGTTTCCTCTTCGTACCGTTCACATGCTCCTTTTCTTGCAAGGACAGAGGATACTGACCAATTCTTTTTAGAGATGTACGGCAGAAAAGAGTCTGTTCTTGGAGGAAGAGGCGGTTCAATGCATTTATGTTATCCTGAAAAAGGATTCATAATGTCGTCGGCGATAGTGGCAAGTCAGATATCGGTTGCTTGTGGCTATGCTTGGGCAAATAAACAAAAAAAGAATGATAAGATTGTAGTGGTATTTTTTGGTGATGGTGCAGTTCAGGAAGGTGCATTTTGGGAAAGTGTTAATATTGCGTTTCTTTATGATTTACCTATTATTTTTGTTTGTGAAGATAATGGCTTGGCAGTACATTCAAAATTGAATACTGTATTGTGCTATATGGATTTACATCGTAGTAATTATGGTTGGTTCGGTGTTTGTGACTATAGTAGTATTTATTATAAAGTTTGTAAGAATAAAACAACCCCGTTGTTTCTTCATTGTAGTTATCATCGTATGCTTGAGCATGTTGGTATCAATGAAGATTATGATGAAGGATATAGAGTAAAACCAGATATAACAACTGTTGATCCTGTGTTGATGTTAGAAAAACAGTTAATAAAAGATATAGTTGATGCAGGTGTTGTAAGTGGAATTGAGTATAATATAAATAAGAAAGTTAATAAGAGTTTAGAAAAAGTGAAAAGTACAGTATGAGAACAATAAATCTACTAAAAAAGTTTTGTGAATGTGGTTGTAGTGAATTTCCTATTTGGAATAAGTATAATCAGAGGTTTAATACCTTTATTAATGGGCATCAGAATAGAGGTAGTAATAATCCTTTTCTTGGTAAAAAACATTCTAAAGAATCACTTATTAAAATGAGTTTAAATAGTCCAGATTATTTAGGTAAAAATAATCCTTTTTATGGAAGGAATCATACGAAAGAAACGAAGGAGCTCAATAGAAAAGCTCATATTGGTAGAAAACATTCTAAAGCAACTATAGAAAAAATTAGAAATGCTACTGTTGGTAAAAATAATGGTATGTACGGAAAGAATCATAGTAAAGAAACCAGAGAAAAGATAAGTCTGAATCGTATATATTCTTTAGGGAAAGACCATCCTAACTGGGTAGGCGGTGTTTCTTTTGAGCCATATGGGATAGAATTTAATGAAAAGTTAAAAGAGGAAATTAGAAAAAGAGATAATTATACTTGCCAAGAATGCGGAATTAAACAGGAAGAATTAGATTATAAGTTAGGAGTACATCATATTGATTATAATAAAAAGAATAGTGTGTCAGAAAATCTAATTTCCTTATGTAAGAAATGTCATATGAAAACTAATTACAATAGGGCTTTTTGGGTTAAAAGATTATGCAGAAATTGACTTATGCAGAAGCAATAAGAACAACTTTAATACAGGAAATGGAACGAGATAAAAATGTTTTCTGTTATGGAATAGGTTGTGATGATTTTAAGGGAATATTTGGTACAACTATAGGATTACAAGAAAAGTTCGGTAAAAATAGAGTGTTCGATACTCCGCTTAGTGAAGATTCGCTTACTGGGTTTGGGATAGGGGCAGCAATGAATGGCATGAGACCTGTACAAATACATATTAGAGCAGATTTTGCTTTGCTTGCTATGAATCAGATAATTAATATGATGTCTGGTATTCAGTATATGAGCAATAATCAACTATTATGCCCAATAGTTATAAGGATAATAATTGGAAGAGGATGGGGGCAAGGTTTTCAGCATAGTAAAAGTTTATTTTCTTTATTTACTCATGTACCCGGATTGATAGTTATAGCCCCTTCAAATCCAATAGATATGAAAGGGATGTTGACTAAGGCAATTAGAAGTAATAGTCCTGTTATTTGTTTTGAACATAGATGGTTGTATTGGCAAGAGCAAGAAGTTCATCCTTGTGTTTTGGAATCTGATTTTGAACAGCCTTTTCAAACTGTAGTACATCCTTATAGGTCTGATGGTGAAGCAGATATAACTTTATTAAGTTATTCGTGGGGGGTAGTTGAGTGTAAAAAAGCTGCAGATGTTTTATGGAGTAAGTGTTCTGTGAAGACTAATATAATAGATTTAAAAAGGTTATCTAATCTTGATATAGATTTAATAGTCAGTTGTATTAACACAGATGAATGTATTATTGTTGAGGATGATTGGTTGAGCAATAGTGTTGGGGCTGGGTTCTTAGCAAAGTATCTCGATGGTAAATTTAATCTTACACATAATCCTATTAATTTTTCAAGAATAGGTTGGAAGAATACTCCTTGTCCTACTGCAAGACATCTTGAGAATGATTTTTATTATGATGTAAAAGATATAGTTTTAAAAGTTACAAATAGGTTAGGATTACGTGTACCTGATCTACGTGATGTAGATTGCTATTCGCATGAAAATAAATTTAAAGGACCATTTTGATATGAGTACAAAAATATATTTTGCTTGGAGAGTCCCGATATCTAAATTGAATGAAACATTTGATTTTGTTAAACCTCAAATTTATAAAAATGGAGAAGAGATACTAAAGAGGTTGATGGCTAATGTTTTAGAAAAAGTTATTAATGAATATAGAATGATAAATCTATTAATTAGAAAGGAGAAAGTATGAAGAAGAAATATTCAGAAATTGTTTGCGTTGTTGATCGTTCAGGCTCTATGGGGGCTATTGTGAATGATGCAATAGGTGGATTTAATACATTTTTAAAGGAGCAGAAAAAAGTAAAGGGAGAGGCGACTCTTACATATGCACAATTTGATACTGAATACGAAATTATTCATGAGAATAAACCATTAAAAAAAGTTCCTGATTTAACTGATAAAACTTACCAACCAAGAGGAGCTACTGCTTTATTGGATGCTGTTGGTAAAACAATAAATGAAGTAGGTAAAAGGATTGATGGTTTGAAAAAAAGTCAACAGCCTAAGAAGGTGATATTTGCAATTTTGACTGATGGTGAAGAGAACTCAAGTAGGGAATTTAAAAGAGAACAGATTTTGGAAATGATAAAGGAAAAGAAGGAAAAATTGAAATGGGAATTTATTTTTCTTGCAGCTAATCAAGATGCTATACAGGCTGGTATGTCAATGGGTATTCAAGCAAAAGATTCATTTAATTTTGATGCAACAAAAAAAGGTGTTAGGTCTGGTTATGGAGTTATGTCTAATTGTGTATCAAGTTATAGGAGGTGATGATGAGCTGGACAGACAATAAAGCAATAGAACAAATTAAAAAATTAAGAGATGATTTTAAAGTTGACACTTTGTTTGAGACAGGATCATTTAGAGGAGTTAATGCAGAGCTTCATAGTCATAATTTCGAAGAAGTTGTTACTATTGAAAGTGATGTAAAAAATTACGAGAAAGTAAAGCAAAGAATTAATGGAAAACGTAATGTTTTTTGTCTTTTGGCAAATAGTTGGAATTATTTTAAAAGTGTTAGACGACGCTCATTACTTGGAAATATGTTCTATCTTGATGCCCACTTTTACCAGCCAAATGCAAAGCCAGAAGATAGGTGGGTGGTTGTTAAAGAACTTCAAGCTTTAAAAGGATTGAGAGAGTGTGTAATTATAATACATGATTTTAAATGTTCAGGGCTTGGTCATTTAGTGTATGATGGTGAAGCTTTAGATTGGAATGTAGTTGGTAAACACTTGCAACAAGTCAATCCTAATTTTCATTATTATGTAAATACGAAAGAATATTGTGATATCAATACAGAAGAGACAGTTAAGGATTTATCTATAACAGTAGATGAAGATGTGCTTGATGGTATAAAGTTTGCCAATAGCTCAGATGTAAAAAGATACAGAGGTATTTTATATGCAACACCAGCACCATTAGATCATCATAAATATGATTTAGTAAAATATTTTAAACCAATCATGGCGGAGAATAGATGAAATCAATAACTGATTTTGAAGTAGAAGACAAAGATATAGTATTATTTGTTATAGGTGCTGGAGCAGGTGGTAGTGCTGCTATTGACTCTGTGGTTACTAAATTTCCATATAGGACAGTTATCTATGCTTTTGAAGCAAGGGAGTTTGGAGATTATGATAAGAAAGCATATCAACAGTATTTGAATTTAGGGGTTAGAGTTGTAGTAATCAACAGGGCTGTGTCAGGTAAAAGTGGTTTGCAAAAGTTTTATTTGAATAAACAAACTCCAAGCAGTTCCTTATTACCACCAAGTGAAAAAACAATAAATGAACATATAGTACCTTTTACTACTGATAGGAAAATTACTACGTGGGGTGAGAATACTGAGCTTGATAAGGTAGTTGAGTTAGATGCGATAACATTAAAAGAATTTATAGATAAAGAAGGAGTAACACCTGATTTAATAGTAGCTGATGTGCAAGGTATGGAATTGGAAGTTATAAAAGGAATGGGAGATTATATTAAAGATGTAGGTGCTTTATTTACAGAAGTAGAATTTTATGAAATATACAAAGGACAGGCTTTATTTTCAGATCAAACTGAATACTATGAAGCAAATAATATAAGGCTAGCTGATCTTTATGGATTACAAAGATGGCATCCTGGTCCTGCAGCAGGAGGTGGGTTTTTAACAGTAGGTGAAGCATTGTGGATGAGAACAGTAGATTCAATGTTTGAAGAAAGTGATGATTTAAAACTTATTAAACAGGCAGCAATAGCTTTTTGTTACGAGAAATTGTCTTATACTTATGCAATATTAGAAAGACTTTGTATAGAAAAAGGAGATACAGAAGTTATAAGAAATGATATAAGAGATATGTGTGATAGTTTCGGTTACAACAGGTTGGTTAAACTTCATCATCATATAAATGCAAATTTGAATAATTATAAAACAGATAATCAATTCTTTTTAAAAAATACTGGGGAGGCACTACAAATAAGAAGCGATGTCAAATCTTAAAAATAAAACAGCATTAGTAACTGGCGGTACAAAAGGTATCGGAAGAGCGGTATGTATTGCTCTTGCCAAAGAGGGATGTAGAATAATTACTTTTGGTAGGGATAAAAATGAAGTTAGAACTTTACATGACGAGTTAGATATTAATTATAAGAAACCTGATATTTGTCATCAAGTTCGTACGTTAAATATTATGTATAGAGACAATAGGTGGGTGTTTAGAGATAGTATTGAACATATTGATATTTTAGTTAACAATGTTGGTGGAGGAGGTTCGTGGACAAACTATATGGAGGTCATGGAAAAGAATTATGGCCTTAGTGTGTTTTTTACTGAGCAGTATTTAGAGCGTATGTGTGCGAAGAAGTGGGGTAGAGTTATTGCTATTGCGTCTATTTACGGTAAGGAAGCTTTTAAGAATAAGTATTTTACTGCAGCAAAATCAGCACAAATTGCTTATATGAAAAGTATGTCAAGAAAAAGATGTGTGAGTAAAGGAGTTACATTCAATACAATTTTGCCCGGACATATTTCTTGTGGTTATAGTTATGAAAAAAATAAAGATACAGACGAATTTAAAGACATAATAAAAAATACACCTATGGGAAGAATTGGTAAGCCAGAAGATGTAGCGAATGTAGTAAGGTTTTTGTGTTCAGATGAAGCAAGTTATATTAATGGTGCAAATATAGTTGTAGATGGAGGGGAGAGTGTATCTATATGAATTATTTTTTTGAAACATTGTTAGAGATTGGAATGGTTGTTGGTATTGTATTATTTATAATATTAGTTTGTTTATCAATATTATCTATTATTAGTTTACCTTTTGTTGGTGTGATAGCTTTGCTGGTATGGATATTTTAAGAGAGGTTGTATGATAAAAAAAGAAATTTGGGAAAAGTTTAATAAGAAAAATGTATTAATTACAGGTGGAACCGGAATGATCGGACGAAAAATTTGTGATTTGTTAGTTGAGAATACCTCTGCTCATGTAGTATCAGTGTCATTAGATAAGATTCAAAATTTGAACAAAAAAGTAATTTATAGATATGGAGATTTATCAGATTTTAGTGGTTTCTACGAATTGTTAAAACAGCACAATATTCATTATGTATTTCATACTGCTGGTATAAAAGGAAGCCCAAAGGTAACGAAAGAAAAACCAGCATCTTTCTTTGTACCTTTACTTCAAATGAACACTAATGTACTTGAAGCGAGTAGGAGAGCAAATGTAGAGAAATTAATTTATACAAGCAGTATAGGTGCTTATCCAGCTTTTAAGATAATAGATCAACTTGAAGGATATGATTTGTATAAGCCATTAGAAGTTTTTAAAGAGAGTGATGATACTCCTTTGCCACCTATGGACGAGTATCCTGGGTGGGCTAAGAGAATGGGAGAGCATCAGATAATGACTTACAAAATTCAACATGGGTTAGTAGATTATAAGTTTGTAAGACTTGGTAATGTATATGGTGAAGGAGATAACTTTGATGCTGATAATGCAATGGTAATTCCGTCATTAATGTCTAAAATATTAAAATATAAAGAGGAAAATAATCTTACTCATCCTCCAATAATAGTTTTAGGTGACGGCACTGCTATAAGGGATTTTTGCTATAGTGAAGATATCGCACAAGGGATTATTTTGGCATTAATGACTGATTATACTTTACCATTTTATAATCTCGGTGGAGGTGAAGGGATAAGTATAAAAGAATTAGTAGAAACTTTAAAAGATATTATCGGTTTTGAGTATAATTTTAGTGAAGAGAAATCAAAACCTTCAAAAAGAGTTTTAGATATTTCTTTAGCAAGGCACGAATTGGGGTATAACTTTTTAACTTCGTTAAAGTTAGGATTAGAAAAGACTTGGAATTGGTATATGGAAAATCAAAACGAATACAAATTGAGGAAAAATTATTTTAGATGAAAGTAGAAGACACAACACTTGATGGAGTAAAAAGAATATTACTTGATCCTTTTATAGATCATAGAGGTGAATATATAGAAATTTATAATAGGCAGCGATACGGTGGCAAGTTAGGATATTTAGTAGATTTTGATAATTTTGTTCAGGATGATATATCAGTTTCAAGAAAAAATGTCTTACGAGGAATCCATGGGGATAACAAAACATGGAAATTAGTATCTTGTTTGTATGGGGAATTTTATTTAGTAGTTGTGAATTGTGATGAAACATCTGATAAATTTGGGTTTTGGGAAGGTTTTATGCTATCTGAAAAAAGAAGGGAGCAGATATTAATACCTCCGTGTTATGGAAATGCTCATTTAGTTATGAGTGATACAGCTATATTTCATTATAAACAATCGTCTTATTATGAAGGTAAGGAGATGCAGTTTACTTATAGGTTTGATGAACCTTTATTTAATATAAGATGGCCAGTTAGGAAAGAAGAAATAATTTTATCTAAACGAGATGATAATATAGAATGGTGTGAAAATGAAAAAACCAGTTAAAGGTATGAAGTCAATTCCGTATGGAGATAATATTATGACAGAGGCTTGGTTGAGCTGTGTATCAGCGTCTTCTGGGGTAGAAGGAATAACAAAAGCATTTAAAGAAGATACTGGGATTGATATTGCAGTTTTAGTTAATCGGTCACCAATAGAAAAAATGATTGATGAAGCTACTGGGCTTGATAAAGAGATAGTTGTGAAGTGGTGTGATTGGGTTACAAAAAATATTTGGGGTGAACAGAAATGAGTGATTATTTTAAAGGTAAAAAAGTATTGGTAACAGGAGCAAGTGGCTTTATCGGAACTAATGTGCTTTTAAAATTGGAACAGTTAATGGGTTGTGATTTATATTGTGTTATTAACAACAATGTTTTACAAGATCCAACTATCAAAGCATTTCTTATGTATAGAGATTTAACTAAAAAAAGAGATTGTGAAGATGTAGTCGAAGAAATGGATATAATTATACATTGTGCAGCTGTGACGCATGGTGCAAAGTTTATGAATGAGAATCCTGCAGCTTTGGTAACTGATAATACAGTTATGAATACTTATCTTCTGGATGCAGCTCATAAAGCTGGGGTAAAAAAGTTTGTATTTATAAGTAGTGGTGCTGTTTATCCAGAGTTGGTAATTAATAATGATAGAAGCTTTTTAGAAGCAGAAGGTTATTTGTCTGATCCTCCAGATTGTTATTTTGGAGTGGCTCACATGAAACGGTATGTAGAAAAGCTGTGTGAGTTTTATTCCACAAAAGTAAAAAATCCTATGCAGTGTTTAATTGTTAGACCGAGTAATGTATATGGTCCTTATGATGACTTCAATCCTGATACTTCCCATGTAATGGCTGCATTGATTAAAAAATATTGCGATGGTCAGAATCCGTTTGAAGTGTGGGGAGATGGTGAGGATGTAAGGGATTTTATTTATGTAGATGATTTTGTAAGAGATGTTTTAGCATTAACGGAAAAGGTAGACAAGTTTGATATTTTTAATGTAGGTTATGGAGAGGGTTTCAGTGTTAATAAGATATTAGATATGATGGGTGTGAAAAAGAAAAACATTAAACACTCAAAAGGTAAACCATCAACAGTTAAAAAGAGATTGTTAAATATGGATAAAATTTATAAACTTTTAGGATATCGTTCTTGGAATAATATTTATGATGGTATGAGGAAAACTATAGATTGGTATAAGGAGAATAAAAATGATTAATGCATTTCCAAAAATATTTGCAATTGGTACAGACTACATTTCTAACATTTTTGATGATGAAGTAGAAATTACGGAAAAGATAGATGGTAGTCAGTTTGCTTTTGGTAAGGTTAACGGAGAACTTTTTATGAGAATCAAGATAGGTATTCAAAGGACAATATTAGCCGTATGCAAAGTTTATTAACATCAAGAAATTTAGCCTTAGATAACAGGCTAAGAACCTATTTAAAAAAGTATGATCATACTAGAAGGTCAGTTAATTATACAAGTGTATGGAAGTTTGGACCTGAGATGAAGAATCCTCATCCTGCACCTTTCCCAATTCAACTTCCTTCTAGATGTATTCAAGGCGTATTGGATGAATCTGGTCTAGTGCTTGACCCCTACAGTGGTTCAGGTACGACTGGACTAGCAGCACAGTTATTGGGTCATGATTATATTGGATTTGATTTATCTAATGAGTATCATGATATGGCAAGAGAAAGATTTGCTAATCCATCTAAGAATGATTTGAGAAAATTCACTGAAGAGACTGAAGAATAAAGAATAAGAATGAAAAGAAAGATATGTATAAGGATTAAGAGAAAACAATGTTAATTTTAGAAAATAGTCCATGCCTTATTACGATTAGCACACATGGTAGTGTAAGCATAGATTTGGGTTTTTGTAAAATTTATAGGTGTCTTGGAGGTTACGCTTTCATGTTAAAGATTGATGGTGTTCAAAGTGAGAAATTGAATGATGATTTTTATAAAGCGTATGTGGCCGCAGTACAAGCATTTAGTGAAATATCTACTCCACAAGCACTAAAGGAAAACTGCCATGTAGAAGAAGAAAAAGATAACAAAGGATGGTATGTATTCTACGGTAGAAGTAATTAGCTTAATCGGAAAAATCAAACAACAATGTGAAAAAGCGTTGCCTTCTCTTAAAGGAAATAACAGGTAGTGGGTGTCCGTGAAATATATTGAAATAGCGGGAATGTTAAGTCTTTTTGAGCGAAGATTTACACGGTTAATGCACCCATTACTTGCAATTTTAATAATGGGAGTCTGCCGAATATATTGAATAAGGCAGTCATAAATTCTTTTAATAGAATTTAGGTGGTAAGCTCACATTATTGAGTAGTGGGTGTCTGTCGGATATGTTGAAGAAGGCAGTTGAGAGTTCTTTTCTGATAGCGTAGAACTTTTTGTTTTTTGCACCCACTACTTTTTTTATTTATGAGAAATTATGAATACACAAGAATTAAGAAAGGCAGCAAAAGCTGTGTTTTTAGCTGTTAATGAAGCAGTTGCTCAGGATTTGGCTGATAAATTAAATGGGGCAGCTCATGAGATCGATAGATTACGAAATGAACTAGAATGGCAATTGGGAATATTATTAAAGAAAGGATATTGACATAATTATTACAAGAACACCATTTCGTGTCAGTCTATTTGGGGGAGGAACTGATTACCCACAATGGTATAGACAGCATGGTGGGCAGGTATTATCTACTACAATCAATAAGTATTGCTATATTCTTTTAAGAAATCTTCCTCCATTTTTTAAGTTTGATCATATTATTAGGTATTCAGAAAAAGAAGAAGTTAAATGGGTTTCAGAAATAAAACACCCTTCAGTTAGAGCTTGTTTTATATATATGAAAATCAAAGGAGGTTTAGAAGTAGTGCATACAGGAGATATACCAGCAAAGTCAGGGGTAGGTTCAAGTTCTGCTTTTACAGTTGGTTTGCTTCATGCTTTATACGGTTTGCAAGGGGATATGGTGACAAAAAGAAAACTAGCAGAGGCATCATTACACGTTGAGCAAAAAATAATAGAAGAGAATGTAGGCTCTCAAGATCAGGTAGCTTGTTCATTTGGAGGTTTTAATAAAATAGAGTTTGGGGGGCGTCAAGAATTTTATGTTAATCCATTTACTATCGATCCAGAACGATTGAAATTGTTGGAAGATCACCTTATGTTATTTTTTACAGGTTTTTCAAGGTTTGCTTCTGATATAGCTAAAAGTCAGATAGATAATTTTAAAATAAAGAATGCTACATTACGAAGTCTATTTGATTTGGTTGATGAAGCTAGTAATATTTTGAGAAGTTCAAGTGATATAAAAGAATTTGGTAAGTTATTGCATGAAAGTTGGAAATTGAAAAAGGATATTTCTAATAAAATTAGTACAGATGCGATTGACAATATGTATAATATAGCATTAAGGAAAGGTGCTATTGGTGGTAAGTTGTTAGGTGCAGGAGGAGGGGGATTTTTATTGATATTTGCTGAACCACATAAACACAAAATTATTGAAAACGCTTTGACAAAGCAAGGATCAGTCCATGTCCCTTTTAAATTTGAAGCATTAGGAAGTCAAGTTATCCATTATTCAACTATAGATAATAATTATGATTGATCTTTCAAAAATAGATGTGGTGATACTGTGCGGCGGTTTAGGTACTCGAATACGAAAAGTTACAAATGATAAAATACCAAAATGCTTGATAGATATAAATGGAACACCCTTTTTAAAAAGATTAGTTTTAAATTTGATGGATCAGGGATTTAGAAGATTTATATTTTGTACTGGACATAAAGGAGTAGAGTTGGCTCAATATGTTCATAATATGTTACCTGAACATTGTGAGAAAATTATATCCCACGAGCAGATACCGTTAGGCACAGGTGGAGCGGTGTGGAAGGCTATGAGATTTATTAAGAGTGAATATTTTTTTATAATGAACGGTGATACATTTTGTTCAGTAGATTTTAAAATATTTGTTAGACAAAGTATTTATAAATTAGAAAGAGGTGTAGCTGTTGGGTTAGGTATATTATCTAATGGATTAGACACGATAAATTCAGGAATTTATTTTGTTAATAATGTATCTTTATATTCTGAATTAAGTGATTGGGGTAAATGTTGCTCTTTAGAAAAAGAAGTTTTCCCTCCTCTTATAGGTACTCCTTGTTATGATTTTGAGGTAGCTGATGAAGAAAATATTTTTATAGATATAGGTACACCAGAAGGTTATAAAAAAGCATTGGAATGTTTTAAATGAAAATACTTTTTGTAGTTCCTCAATTAGATTATGCAGATCAAATTTCTGTTGCTTATCTTTCAGCGGTGGTAAAAAATTTAGGGCACGAAACTGAATTTTTTAATGCCAGAGTGAATGAGTGTAGATTTGAAGAGTCATTTTGTATTTTATCATTACAGCTTATTTCTCCCGATATAATAGCTTACACAACTACTATCCAACACTTTGAAGAGATTTGTTATTGGAATGCTATGGCAAAGAAGAATTGGGATTTTATTTCAATTCTTGGTGGTGCTCATGCTACATTTGCACCTGAAACATTTAAAGATAGTGGAATGGATTATTATTGTATTGGGGAGGGTGAAAGTGCTTTTGAAATATTTTTAAAAGGTGCTGAAGCTGGGTTAGGAGTTACTAAAAATAATGTAGTAATTTCTCCTAATATAATTTGTAAGGGTGGTTATAATCATACAAATGTAAAAAGACTTAATTTAATTCAAGATTTGGATTCGCTACCTTTCCCTGATAGAGATTTAACATTAGCAAATTCATATTTGAAAGATACTCCAAAGAAAACATTTTATACATCAAGAGGCTGTCCGTATAGCTGTAGTTACTGTGCCAACAATCATTATAATAAAATGTATAGAGGGCAAAAGATAGTAAGAAGGTTTTCTGTTGATAGGATTATAGAAGAAATTCAATATGTAAAAAGTAAATACAGGTGTGATTTTATAAAGTTTGGTGATGATTTATTTGCTTTGAAGGCTGACGATTGGTTGTATGAATTTTCAGTAGAATATATGGATAAAATTAATATTCCATTTAATTGTTATTTACGGATTGATAGTGTTGATGATAGTTTGTTGACAATGTTAAAGATGGCAGGTTGTCATTCAGTTCATTTGTCTATTGATAGTGTAAATCCAGATATAAGAGAAAGGATTTTAAATAGAAAATCAAAATCAAATATCTGGCAGATAGGAGATAAGTTAGAGTTGATTCATAAGTATGGCATAGAGACATGGGTGAACTATATGTTAGCAGCACCTGAATCTACAGTTGGTGATGATTTGCACACTATGACTATTTCTAAAATTAGCAAAGTTTCATATACGAGTTATTCAATGACTGATCCAATTAAAGGTACAGATTTATATGATTATTGCATAGATAAAGGTTACATTGATAAAAGTTATTCAGGTGATATGAGTAACTGTTCAACAAGATCGACATTGAAATGTTTTACTAATAAAGATAAAGATGTTCGATACAATATTTATTTGTTAGGAGCATTGTGTGGGAAAGTTCCTTATTGGATTTTGTTTTGTTTAATATTTTATATTAAGCCAAATAGGTTCTTTGAGTGGATTCATAAAAAGTATTATGAGTATAATATAGAAAAGGTCATTTTTAAATTGTAAGGAGGAAAATATGTGTGCTTGTAACAATTGCAAAGAAATAGAAAGATTAAGAAAAGCAGCAGATGTTGTGATAGATGGAGCACGTAGGGGCAGCAAGAGTACTCAGGAAATAGATATTTTAAAAGAAGTGTTATCTGTTCTTGAAAGAAAAGTATGAAAAAAGGTGGAGGCAAAGCAAAAGGTGGAGAGTTTGAAAGATGGGTTTGTAAACAGTTGAGCCTTGCTATATCTAATGATAAGAGAGATGACATATTTTGGCGGTCAGCTATGTCGGGAGGTAGGGCGACTGTTAAATTTAAAAAAGGTGTGAAGAATGTAACACAAGTTGGTGATATTTCTGCTATTGATCCTATTGGAAATAAGTTAACAGATAAGTTTGTAATTGAATGTAAGAGATATAAAAATATTCGGTGGGATTCTTTAATTTATGGAACTCCTACAGGTGGTAATATTTTAGAATTTTGGCAAAAAGTTCAAGAGGAAGCGATTAGAGTTAAAAAATCTCCTTTACTTATAATTAAAGAAAATGGACGAATACCTGTTATTTGTATTAATTATTTTACGAATATTGAGCATCCTGTGATAACTTCCAATTATTTTAAAGTTTTTTGGTTTTCTAATTTTTTAAAAAACATTAAAAAGTTCACAGAAAAAAGAAAGATTAAGATAAATTATGAGTAAATTGATTTGTACAGATTTACATTTAGATGATAACATTAGGAATGAATATAGATGGGAGATATTTCCTTGGTTGAAGAAACAGGGGGAGAAAAATAATAGTATTATACTTTATATTCTTGGAGATATTTGTGATCGGAAAAATAATCATTCAGATAAGTTAGTTAATAGGATCGTAGATTCTTTTATAGGATTATCTGAAGTATTTGCAGAGATACATATTGTTAAAGGAAATCACGACTATGATAAGGATGATAGTATTCCGTTTTTTAAATTTTTAGATGAACTTGATGGTGTTTATTTTATAAATAAAAAAACTCAGGATTCTTCTTTAGAATTATTTTTGCCTCATACAAGAAACCCTTCAAAGGATTGGAAAGATTTAGATTTTAATAAATATAAGATAGTGTATATGCATCAAATGGTTAAGGGTTCAAAGGTGCATGATAACTATTGTATTGAAGAAGGTTATGATCCAACTAATTTTAAAAAATATAAAAATACACTATTTATATCAGGAGATAATCATATTCCACAAGAGATAGGAGATAATTTTATTTATGTTGGTGCTCCTTACCCAGTAAAGTTTGGGGATAATTATACAGGTAGGATATTACATATTTCTATGGAAAATAGAATAGAAAGTATAAATTATCCAACAATAGCAAAGAGAAGTTTTAAGATAAAAGATGTTTCTGAATTAAAGAATTTAGAATATAAAAGAGGGGATCATGTGAAAGTTGAAATTAATTTATCTAGATCAGAGTTCCATGAATACCCTGCAATACGAAAAGGAGTGAATGAATTTTGTAAAACAAATAAACTTGAATTGTTTTCTGTTGAATTAAAACCAAAAAAGAGTAAGCGGTTAAGGTTGAAGTCTTCTAGTGTTACTGGATCATTGACAAATCCTTCTCAGATTTTAAAAGAATTTTCTGAAAAAGAAAAGATAGACGATGAACTATTAAAAGTGGGGGAAGAGTTACTTTGAATATTAGATCAATAACAATACAGGGTTTTAGGACATTTAAAGAAAGACAAACATTTAAGTTTGAAGATATAATTACTAAATCATTAAACTATGTAACAGGAAAGAATAAAGTAGAAGAGAATCTTGAAGCTAATGATGTTGGTAAAAGTTCTTTGTTTGAGGCTTTGTGTTTTGGTTTTTATGGACACACTTCTACAAAATTAAGGGCAAGTGATATTGCTAATTGGGATAGCGATAAGAAGTGTTATGTAGAAATTAAATTTGAAAAAAATAATATTGTTTATCGGTTAAAGCGCACATGGAACCCTAATGGTTTATCTATTTATGTTGTAGGTCATTCTGAAGAATGGAGAGGAAAAAATCAGAAAGAAGTAGATGATTTAATTGGGGTAGGGTTCTATGGATTTTTGTATTCAGTTTTTATAAGTCAGTTTACGTCTAAGTTTTTTGATCTTGAACCTTCTGAGAAGTTAAAGATATTTAGTGATATATTAAATTTAGATGATTGGATTCATAGAAGTGAGAAAGCTAAAGAGGAAGTAAAGTTAATAAAAAATGATATTGGTGTTTGCATCAATAATAGGCACACTTTGGAAGGCAAGATATCAGTTTTGGCTGAAAAGGATTATGAAGAAGATATTAAATATTGGGATAAAAATCAAAAGACTAAAATAAAAGATATAGATGCTGATGTTCTTTTATTGAAAAAGGAAATTACTGTTTTTGAAAAAAATATATCTGAATTAAAAATAGAACAAAAAGAATTGAAGGAAGAGTTAAGGCTGGAGTCAAGAGAAATAGGCAAAGTGGTTAAAGAGCGTGATAAGATAAGAGAGTGTGTATTAGATTTGGATAAGATTATCATGGTCAAAAATCATGCACTAGAGTTGATTGTGAAAAGTATAGATAAATTTGAAGAGGTTAAAGATGAGTGTCCTTACTGTTTACAGAAGGTATCAGCTACATATCTTAGAGATGAGTTGAGAAAGTTAGATAAAGAGGCTAATAAAATAGAAACAGAGATGAAAGCTGATGATATAAATAAAACTAATATGGTTAAAAAAAGGAATGATATAGATTCAAAATTAGGTAAGTTAGATAAAGAATTAAATAATATTGAAGATGACATTAAATCAGTAGAAGATGAGCTGCGTGATGCTAGTATAAAAATGGAAAATAATAATAATAAAATAGATGATCGGTTAAGAAGTAAAAACAAAATCAACAGTGAAGATAACCCTTTTGTTAAGCTGAAAGAAGAGAATGATAGATTGCTAAAAAAAGTTAAAGATAATTTAAAACAGTTGGAAAAGGAATTGAGTGATTTAGAAAGGAAATCTAAATTGTATGAATATTGGGTTAAAGGTTTTAAAGATGTACGTTTATTTGTGGTTAGTCAGGCTTTACAAGAGTTTGAGATTTGTATAAATAACAATCTACAGAAATTAGGATTAAGTGATTGGGAAGTAGAATTAGACATTGAGAAGGAAACAAGAGGAGGTAAATCAATAAAGAGAGGATTTGAGGTAAGAGTTAATTCTCCTTATAATGATAGATCAGTCCCATTCAAATGTTGGGGTGGAGGTGTGTCTCAACGACTAAGAATAGCAGGTACAATGGGGCTGATAGATTTAATAAGAAGTAGAACAGGATCAGATTGGAATATAGAGATATGGGATGAACCTACACAATGGTTATCGGAAAATGGGATTGACGATTTGCTTGAGTTATTGATGGAAAGAGCTTCATCATCAGAGAAGAAATTATTTTTAATTGACCATAGAAAGTTAAATAGTTTTGGCGGGTTCTATAATATAATAAATATAGAGAAGGATATTGATGGAAGTAAGATTTCAATAGAGACGGATGGATAGAATACTTGCCAAAGATACGAAGTTTTGTCAAGCTGGTGGTTGTAAAAAACCAATAAGTGAATGGAAAGGTGGAGTTGGGTTTTAATGGTAAGCACTTGACAGAATACCGTAGTAAAATAAGATTTGAGGGTACGGTAAATAGAGAGTAAAGGATGAAAAAGTTAATTTGGAAATTAAAATTTGCTTTTACAATGTGGGACGAATCTGATTTGGGTTGGTTTAAGTGTTACGAATACGCGGGTATATCTTACGCAGACTGGTATGGAGAGGATCCTTTCGATGCGTGTTTTGAAGAAATGGATAATTGGAGTGATTAATGAATTTAGACAATAGAAAATCAAGGTTACTAATTGAAGCATTAACTCATTCAAATTGGATTGAGAATGAGTGGTCAACGGATGCATTAGAACAATCCTTATGTGCATGGAGATTTCTTTATAATCATGATGAATTAAAAGATTTTCTTATTTTGTATACTCATAAAGCATTAATGATCGATAGAGATATTGAAGATAAATACAAAGGGCAATTTAGGGACTGCGCTGTTAGTATTGGTAATAGAACTTGTCCTGATGTGGGGAAGAAAGCATTAGAAGGTGCTGTTAACATGTGGATAGAGAAGTGGGATGTAAATAAAGTATTAAATGACAAGACTTTAGATGTTGATAAAAAAAATCTTAAATGGCATCTTAACGCACATATTGAATTTGAACAGATACATCCATTTGTTGATGGTAACGGAAGAATAGGTAGAATGTTAATGAATTGGCAAGCATTAAAGTTAGGATTAGATCCTGTTGTAATTAAGGTAGAAGATAGGTTCAAATATTATGAGTGGTTTAATGAAGAATCTGGAAAAGATAAATTAGAACGTATCATTATTGAACAAGCAATAGATCATGCTAATAAATTAGATGCGGGATGATGTAGTGGTTACATGCTGGTCTCATAAGCCAGAAATCGGTGGTTCGATTCCACCTCCCGCAATAATATGTGTAGCTGTTGGTATAATTGGAATCATGCTGGCTTACGAGTCAGAGACGTCGGTTCGATTCCGGCACAACTGCAACTAAAAGAGGACACATGTACCAAGGGGGCGACAGACGTTTGCAACGTCCGTGGGGTAGGTTCGATTCCTACTGTCTCCATTTAAAAAGACTAAGTGTAGTATAATGGTATTATCCGCGATTTGGGGTCGTGAGATGGAGGTTCGATTCCTTCCACTTAGACCAAAATAATGCCGATATAGCTCAGCTGGTAGAGCATCTCTTTTGTAATGAGAAAGTCGTGGGTTCGAATCCTACTATCGGCCTTTTAATAAAGGTGACATTATGGATTTTAGAAAAGAATTAAAAAAGAGAATACAAAAGTATTTGCCAAAGATAGTGAGTGATAAATTAGGTGCAGAATTCACTCAAAAAGAAATATTGTTAATGATGATAGATGCTTTTGATTTACCTCCAAATGAAGTAGTTGAAGTGTTAGATCATATATCTAAAAAGTATAAATTAAAAACTGTAATATATACACCTGTAATGTTTAAAAAAGTGATGACAGAGATAGGTGCATTTGCTACAAATTCAACTAATAATTAAATGGATAATAAACAATTACAAATTTTGTTAGATAATTATTTTAGTTTATTAGGTAAGGCTATTGATTCAGCAAGATTACATTTGGAAAAAAATTCTGGTAGGGAAGATGAGTTGTACTACAAAGATATGAAGCATAATAAACCTTATTGGATGGATGAGAAAAAAGTTAAGGAAGATCCTGATTATTCAATAAAACAAACAGGTGATTTCAAAGCTTTAAAAGAATTAATAGAGCTGAGAGGTGCTTTGTGGCAACATATGCAAACACTATTAGGTAATAGTAATAATGGCATACAATGAAAAGTTAAATCGTTCAGTTCACCAGCTAATGGATATATGTGAACTTATTGGTTCTGCCAATACACTTCTGTTGTATGAGTACGCTAATTTCAAATATAAATATCACGGACATCTTTCCTTCCCGTCAATCAATTTTGTAGTTAATGTTTTGAAGGATAGAGATTTAATTGAAGATGTCAAAAGAGAAAGGTGTAAGAAATACACTAAGTACAATGCTAAAGAGATCATAGAAAAACATGGGATGTCTTTGGAGTTGTTTAATTATAAGATAAAGAAAATGAGAAAGATCAGAGATGAGGCAGTTAAAAAGAAAAAGAAAATAGAGATAATATAAAAGGAGGTGAACTCTTATGAGCATTGCAAGAACATCAGCAGAAGAATATGTAAAAGAAAAACTTGAAAGATTTAAAGGTAAAAAAATTGAGGAACTTGTTGAAGCTGTAATGAAGGAACATAATTACATAAAGAAATGTAAACAGGAAATAGAAAGATTGAACGATCAGATAGAAGAAATAGAAATGACTCCATGTGAAGATTTTATAAATTCATATGAGTATAGGGGAGAGTAATTTGAGAAAACTCATAGGTAA